AGGAAGGAACCCGCCGTGAGCGAGGTTGCGAAGAGGCTCCGTGACAGGCGCCTGAACGTGTGGAACGAGGCGCGCTCGATCATCGAGAAGGGCGCGGAAGAGAACCGGGAACTGTCCGCCGAGGAGCAGGGCACCTGGCAGCGGATGATGGAAGAACTGGACACCATCGACGCGAAGATCGAGGGCGTCCTGACGGCGGAGAAGCGCGCGAAGGACACCGACGACGCGTTCAACGCGATCCTCGGCAAGGACGTGGACAAGCGCCGCCAGGGCCGCGACGGGCCGTCGCACAACGGCATGGTGAACGACGAGATCCGCGCATGGTTCCGCGGCGACGCCGGGAACCGCCCGCTTGAGGTCAGCCACGACCCGGCGCGGGGCCCGATCTCCTACCGGTCGCTGGTCACCTCCAACGCCGCGTCCGGTGGCAACGTCGTCCCGACGGACTTCTACGACCAGCTCCTGGCCCATTTGGTGGAGGTTTCGGGTTTGCTCCAGGCGGGGCCGACGATCGTCAACACGGCGGGCGGGGAGTCGCTGCAGTTCCCGCGGACCACGTCGCACACCACGGGTGCCCTGACGGGCCAGACGTCCTCGATTACTGAGGTGGACCCGCAGTTCGGCCTGGTCACCCTGACCGCGTTCAAGTACGGCGCGTTCCTGCAGGTCAGCCGTGAACTCCTCGACGACAGCGCGGTGGACCTGGTCGGGTACCTGGCCATGTCCGCAGGGCGGGCGATCGGGAACGCGTTCGGCGCGGACCTGGTCACCGGCACCGGGACAAACCAGCCGTCGGGGCTGGTGACGAACTCCACGCAGGGCGTCGCCGGCGCCACCACCGGCAAGGGCGGCGCCGCGCAGTACGCCGACCTGGTCAACCTCGAATACAGCGTCATCGCCCCCTACCGGCAGTCCCGCAGCTGCTACTGGCTGGCGGCGGATAAGACCATCGGTGGTTTTAGATTGCTGCTCGACTCGCAGAACCGGCCCATCTGGGAGCCCAGCGTGGTGCTCGGCTCCCCGGACCTGCTGCTCGGCAAGCCGCTCGTCGCGGACCCGTTCGTCCCCGCCGTGGCCACCTCCGCGAAGTCGGTGTTCTTCGGCGACTTCGCGCAATATGTGGTCCGCCTGGTGGGACCGGTGCGGTTCGAGAGGTCTGACGACTTCGCGTTCCAGACCGACCTCGTCAGCTTCCGGGCGATCATCCGCGGCGACGGTTCGCTTATCGACCGTACTGGCGCGTGCATGAAGTACTACGTGGGACCAGCAACTTAGTTACCGGTCCCATGACCTGACGTCTCCGCGCCGGCAGCCCCCGGCGCGGGGGCGCACCCGGCCCGGCCCGCACAGGAGGAGAACCCCATGGCCGACCTGATCTACCACGGCCCGACCGATTCGGCGGACGGCGCCGCCGGTGCCGCGCCGGGGGCGCCGATGGCGCACGGCGCGAATGACCCGTCGCAGGTGACCGGGCAGGACCCGGCGTCGTTCGCGGGCATCCCGTTCTCCTACAACACCGGCCTCGGCGGTTCCCCGCCGGGGAACTTCGGCGGGTCGGACGACCCGACGAACGAGCCGGGGCAGTACCCGGACCGGGGCACGATCAGCGGTGTCCCGCTCGGCGGCACCGGCCTCGACGGCACGGACGGCGCGCCGCCGGACATGATCGAGACGACGGGGACGACGTTCGCGGTGACCGACCCGAACTACACCGCGGGGAAGCCCGGCGGCGGCTCCGGGGTGCAGATGGTGCAGGCGCCGGTCGCGGTCGGCGGCCACGACGACTCCACCATGGTCGTCGGCCAGTACCCGCCGGCGAAGCCGCTGGTCGCCGGGGACTTCTACCCGGACATGTCCGGGGCCGGTGAGGGGAACGTCCTGGTCGGCGGATTCAAGAAGGGGCGCCGGGGATGAGTGACACGTTCCCGCCGGGCCCGGGCGTCGCGCAGGCGGGCACCCCGGAGATGTCGCACCTGTCGGTCCACGACGCGGTGGTGCTGAACGAGCCGGAGGTGGACGGGCCGTCTGACTTCGACCGGCCGCAGCCCGCGGACGAGGGCGGCACCGAAACCGCCGGGTGGGTCAAGACCGCCGACTACGACACCGGCTATTACGGCATCGATTCCGGGCCGTGGAAGCAGGTGTGACCGTGCAGATCGTGTCGAACCCGGCCCTGGCGCCGTCGGCGATGGAGGGCGGGAACATGGTGGCCACGAACAACGTGGCCATGGCGCTGCCGGGGTCGGAGCCGATCACCCCGATGCCGGAGGCGCCGAACCTGCTGGACCCGAACCTGCCGATGCCGAAGATCCCCGCGGACCAGCTGCCGCTGTCCACGCAGGCAGGGAAGTACGGCGGCGTCGGGCTGCCGCCGAGGCCGGCGAACAACTCCGGTGACATCCGCAACCCGGGCGCGGAGCCGGGGCGGGACGGCGGCGGGTTCACCACTGGCCCGCAGCTGGGCGGCAACCAGGGCCATGGCAACCCGGGTGCGGGTTCGTCCGGGCCTGATTTGTGGAAGCCGACGATCTCGTTCGGGCCGCCTGCGGATAACCCCTCGGCGCCTGCCAGCTGATGCACCTGGCGTGGCGGGACGTCGCCCCCGGCGACGGCCCGGCGATCAGCACGTCCGTCACCGCCGCGGAGGCCGCCGAGCTGGGCCGGCTGGCGGAGGGCCGCGAGGTGCTGGAGATCGGGTCGGCGTACGGGTACAGCGCGGTGGTGATGGCCCTGGCCGGCGCGCACGTGACGGCGGTGGATCCGCATAACTGGATCGGCGGGTCGTATGAGGTCATGCTGGCGAACCTGGCCGCGTACGGGGTGGACGGCCGGGTGCAGGTCATCCGGGAACCGTCGCAAGTAGTGCTGCCGTGGCTGGCCCGTGAGGGCGCCGCGTTCGGCCTGGTGTTCGTCGACGGCGACCACGCCGCCGCCGCGGCGCGGCACGACATCCGGTGGGGCCTGCAACTCCTGGACCCGGGCGGGACGATCGCCGTGCACGACTACCTCGAAGACTGCTGCTGCCCCGGCGTGCGGGAAGCGGCCGACGGCATCTTCCCCGGAGGTGGCACGGTGACCGGTTCCATGTTCACGGTGGTGCGGTGAAAGTCCTGGTCACCGGGTCGTCCGGGTTCATCGGCCAGCACGTGATCGCCGCCCTGGACCGCGCCGGCCACGTTGCGGTCCCGTTCGACCGGCCCATCGGGGACGTGCGCAACCGGTTGCGGGTCGCGCTGAAGATGTCGCAGGTCAGCGCGGTCATCAACCTGGCCGGGCTGCTCGGCACCCCGGAGCTGTTCGGCTCCGAGCACGCCGCCGCGGAGGCGAACATCCTCGGCGCGGTCAACGTCTACGACGCCGCCGCGCATCAGGGCATCCCGGTGGTGCAGATCGGCACCGGGCACAAAGGCCAGCCGAACCCGTACGCCATCACCAAGGCCTGCGCCGAGGATCTGGGCCTCGCCCGCGCCCGGTGGTGCGGGGAGAAGATCACCGTCGTCCGCGCCTACCACGTCTACGGCCCCGGGCAGCTCCCCGGCCCCCCGCATGGGCCGGCGAAGGTGCACAAGTTCTTCCCCACGTTCGCCTGCTGCGCCCTGCAGGGGCTGCCGCTGGAGCTATGCGGCGGGGGCGCCCAGCTCATCGACCCGGTTCACGTCACCGACGTCGCTGAGGCGCTCTGTGACGCCATCGGCGGCCCGTACGGGGAAGTGACCGAGGCCGGGTGTGGGAAGCCCGTCTCCGTGGCGCAGGCAGCCGCTGACATAGCCCTGGCCGCCAGCCCCGCCGCTGCCGTTCTCACCGCCGCTCCGCCGCGGCCCGGGGAACCCGAGGGCGCGGAGGTGGTCGCGGCGGCCCCGGCGTGCCGGAACCCGTGGCCGTATCAGGTCACCGAGACCGCGGAATGGTACCGGGGATGGCTGTCCCGCTCGTCAGCGTGATCACGCCCACCTGGCAGCGGCATGACCTGCTGCTGGACCGGTGCATCCCATCGGTGGCCGCGCAGGACTACCCGGCTGTCCAGCACGTC